CCGACGGTTGTCCCATTCGCGTAGGCCCCACCCGTTGACGTAAAGCCGGCCGCCGGGAGAATCAGATCGGTCATTTCGATCTTCGTGGTGCCTCCGGGCGTGGCTGACGTCGACGGCAGGGCCCCATAGTCGATCGTGCCAACGCTCGCATAGACCGCCCGTGTTGCCGTCTTCACGTTGCTGATGATGGAACCCGTCATAGTCCCGCTGGTTCGCGTGGTGAAGTTCACCCGGTACTGCGCGTTATAGGCCAGCGGTGCAATGGTCGAACTCAGATTCGAGGTAAACATGTTGATCGACGTCCAACTCTGACCGCCATTGTCCGAACGCTGGATATCTCCCGTACCGACCCACGTCCCCGTGACAATCACGACGATGTTCTGCCCCGGAGGGACAGTACACGCCGTCGAGGCGGTATTGCTCGCCGCAATCGACACGGTGATATTGCAGGTGTTTTGCGCTTGCGAAACGACGGGCAGCGCGATCAAACTGACAAGAAACAAAAGAACGAAACTGATTTTCTTCACGCTTCAACTCCTTCCAAAATGCGCTTGAACGCGCTGTCTTTCTCGAGATCCGCTCCCGAGAGATTCTTTGCCGCCTTCGAGGCCATCTCCGCTTGCTCCATCTGCATCTGTTGCTGCCGGGCCTGAACTTCCTGGGCGTACGATTTCTGGGCTTCTTCGTCCGACACAATCAGCTTCGGGTTGACTCCCAAGGCATCCGCGTATTCGTTCATCACCGCAAACGGATTGATCTTGTGACGGGCTTCCGGAAACGCTTCAAACAAGGGAACTGTGGACTGCAGGAACCGGTCGGTCTGAACGACGCCCACGAGCTTCTGGGCCTGGGCCATGAGCGAGGTGTATTCGACCTTCAGTTTCACGCCGTCCAACTCTTCCGGCGCGGGAGGCATCAGGCCGGCACGGTCCATGATGGCGTACGTCCGATCGACCAGCGGATCCAGCAGTTCATCGTTCTCGCGCTCGAGCACCGGACCCAAAGACAGCAGCTTTTCTTCGTGACGCTCCGCGACTTCGCGCGCCGTGATCATCCGCCGATCGCTTTCCGCGAGCATCAGGAACAGGTCTTCAAAGAACGCCTTCGAGATGTTCTGCCGGATGTCCTGGATGTCCTGAATCAGATACCGCAGCATCACCACGTTGACTTCCCGGATCGGCCGAATCGCGGCATTGTTCTGTTGCAGCCCATCGACGAATGTGACGTCCGCTGGCAACATCGAGACTTTCTGATTCCTCAAACTTGTCGGCGCCTGGACTGCGGGATTGATCCCGTTCTCGACCGCCTGCGCCTTCCGTTTCTGCATCAGCTGCAGCTGCTTGATATCCCCGAGAGCCGTCATGCCCGGACAGTCGGAGCCATACCAGTCGAAGCCCGTCACTTCCCAACGGGGCGCGAGAATCGGAAACTCATCGAATCCGGATTCCCGCAGGAACGTGTCGCCGCGGCTACCCTTTTCCCAATAACAGGACGCCCACGGCTTGAACTCTGCAGCGAATTTGTTCGGATCGTGGTCGGGATTCGGCGCCACGTACCAGACCACATCGATGTTCGATTCGTAGTTCCCACGATCCCAGAGCCCTTTGACGGTTTTCGAGATGTGCGACCAGTCGATATCCGTAGTGCCCGGGATCCTTCCGAACTCATCCACGATCTGACGGACCGTCATCTTGTAGTCCATGACGAACGTGTCGACGAGTTGCCGGCGGGAGACCCCGATGTAGTAACTCCCAACCGGGAAGGGATAGCAGCGGATCAACTCCAAGTCGTCTTCCATGACGCTCATGGAGGCTGTCGCAAAGATGCCCTGATCCCCGTAGACCACTGGCAGGACGTTGTACAGATTCGATTTCGTGAACACCGTGGACATGCGATTCGTGACGGTATGCAGCCATTGCTTCACCGGACCAAACTCCGCAAGGTCCGGATCCGGAGTCGTCAGCCGGAACCACGGCCGCGCTGGAGAGGTGATTCCGGAGTGCATCCCTGAACGCAGGGTACGTGCCGCTCGCGTGGCCGTGGAATCGATGATCTTGTTGGACCGCCGGTAATTGTCCCGATTGGCCTCGTCGGGAAAGAATCGGGAACGCCGCGGCATGATGAAGTCGGCCAGGTCCCGATAGTGCGAGTCATACGTCGCCCGTTCGGTTTGCAATTTCGATCGGACGAGTTCGAAGCGTTGCCGCTTCTTCATGTTGTCCGCTTTGCTGGCCTGTTCTTTCACTTCGTATGCACCTGGACGTCGAAAACTTCTCCCGACATTTCCACTTCGCAGACGTACTTCTTGCCGCAGCCAATCTCGATTAACGCCAATCTCAGGGCCTCATAGTCGGCGGCTGCGATGGCGAAATCGCCCTCATTCAGTCGGCGATAGACGTAGTTCTGTCGATGAACCAAACCGTACTGATCCGTTCGTGCGTGACGGATGCAGCCCGTCAGCGCAAAGAGAAGGATCAATACGGCACGCGGTTTCAACTATTTCGCCTTTAGGGAATTCAGGAAGTCCACACGGGCCTGAACAAGTAACCGCACCGCATCGTTGAATTCGGACTGCGCCTTACGCAGCAAATCCTCGTCCTGTACGTCGTGACCAACAAGACTCATGGCATCGGAAAAGACCTGCACGGCCAAACCTCCCGCCGCCTGATACTTTTGAGCGCCAGACATCGCAGACAGTTGCCCGACGCCTTCAACGGTCTTGATGATGTCGTCGATTTTGCTGAGACTTGAATCCGCAACCTTTTCGACTGTTGCGGCCTTTAATGCAACGGGAGCGGAAACAATCGCATTAATCAGCGGGCCATAGCCATCAACGGTCGCAAGTGCCTTTCCACCGACTAATGCCGCTTGCGCAATGTCCTGCCCGATTTTCTTCAGAAACGAGAGGTTCACGATTTATCCTTTCCTTCGGCTTCCGCGATCAGGGTTTTGCCAGCTTGCGACTTCATCACGTTCCCCGTGATCAGGGTCAATAGCGAGCCGACGATTCCAGAGACCAGGGCCAAACCCCAATTGATCACCGACGCATCTGCCGTGTGATGGATCAGGTGGAGAACCACGCCGAGAGAAACCAACACGAGGAACGTCAACAGAAGCTTGTCGAACTGGGTTTTAATGAAATCGGTCATGCCTTCACCGCCTCCGCGAGGTCTTGCGCGTTCATCTTCTCGATCTGGATCGTGATCGGATCTTCCGCGCGGGACAGTTTCACCATCAACGCATCAAACGCCAGCGCACTTTCCCCAATGAAGTTGTGCGCCTTCGTGCGACCCACCGCGATACAGCCATGCAGATCCGACGCTTTATTCCCGACATGGATTTCGATATCGGTCCGCTGGGGAACATTCAGCACATGCGGCACGATCCGCCCGAAGTGTTCGGAATACGTGAGCTTGATTTCGTACGTTCCTTCAGGAATACACGACTCCAGCGGCGTGTTCTTGCCGTCATCGGCGCGCTCCAAGGTGTAGTTCTGAAAGACGCCGTCTATGGCCAACGAACCGATCGTGCTCTCTGCGGTAAACGTGTGGCGTATGAGATGCAGCTTCATCGAACCATCGCTTCCAGGGCGTGAGCGGAAATAAACCCGAGACCGAGACCGGTCCCGATCCCCAATCCCATGACCCACCAGCGCCAGTTTTCGAGCGACGCAATCCGCTTGTTGCTTTCGCTGATCCTGGTGTGGATCTGGTCGATGTGGCCCGGCTGGCCGTTTCCGAAGAGGCGCTTGTCGATGTTCATCAGTGTCGTTTCCACGCGTGCAAGTCGTTCCTTGTCGGCCTGCTCCATCACGTCAGTACCCCAATAACGTTCTCTGCTTGGTTTTCGGTGAACTCAGTGCTCCACCGAGAATCGTCGAGATAAACCCAGGCGCCGCCATGGCCCGTTTCGTTTGGATCAATGCCGCCTTGCGCGCCTGATCGTTCGCGTCCTTCGGCATCGTCGGTGCCGCGCCATCGGTCGAATCCGTGGTCGTCTCCGCCGGCTTCAACGAATCGACGTAGCCCTGCAGGGTGTTTTTCACCATCAGGTTCGTTTTCATGAAGTCCCCGTTCGGGTCGTAGGCTTGCTTCACGACCTTCGCGTAATCCCCACCCATCGCCTTGAACTGCTGGGCCGCTTCATCGAACGCGGTCCATTGCTGGTTGTAGGTATCGAACGCGTCTTTGGCCTGATCGTAAGTGAGCGTTCCCGCTTTGTACTGCGCCACGATGGGATCGAAGATGGAAGAGAGGGTTTTACCAAAGGGATTCTGGAAGGTGTCGACGAACGCGCTGGCTTTCTTATGGGCGGGAGCAATGAGCGGAATCGCCATTACCGCAAACCATCCGTGGGAATACGGCGCTGGATCGGCCCCGCAAGAAGACCGATCCGTTTCCGGTGGTGGTGCGCCGCGACATCCATGTCGGGGGCTGTTATCGCCTAACGTGTTGAGTTAGTAAAGAGCCGCGTGTGAAGGAATGATTCACTCGGACGCGTGACGATCCCGGCTCGCATACTTCGCGCAGCGCGGATCGTAACAGTACCGGTGATTTTTCTTTGTGGGAATGAAGGGCAAACCACAGTAGTCGCAGAGCAAGATTCGGATAAAGAGCGTCTGATCCACCAGGTCCGGAGCGACGTCAAACGTCTGGGTTAGGTTGGCGCAGGAATGCGGGAGAACCACTTCCAGTTTCAGCATCAGAGCACACCATCCCGGTACGGGTCATAATCGGCCTTTGCTGTCGTTTGGACTTGCTGGACAAAGGGATCGTAATCGGCCTTCGCCTGATGGGTCGTGGCGCGCGCGACCGCGCTTTGTCGCGGCATGTCGGGGATCGCAAACGTTTGTGCGTAACCGTCGGCAATATCCGGAGAGTACCCGAGCCGCTTCTTGATCAACTCTTTCGGCTCGACCGCGAGTTTCCCTTCGCGCAGGGTGTACGTGACGGCCGTCAGTTCCGCTTTCAGCGTCGACGTTTCGGCTATGTCCGGAATCGCGGCACTTTGACGCACGGCTTTCGCCATCTCAAACCACATCTGGGACCGGATGTTGTAGTACTGCGGATCACTCGCCGGTGTGGAATACACCAGATCCATTGGGGAATAGCCGGCCACGAGAAGCTGATCGACGGTACCCTGCCCCCACCCACCAGTTTGATCGATCAGGATTAAGACCTCGAGCGGATCATCCGGACTCCACTTCGTTACTCCCTGAATGATGCGGGCTGCTATCACATTCGTCCGCACGCCACGCATCGCCACCGGCTTTCTCCAGGCCATGCCCTGCCGCGGGCAGAGTGTTGTGCGGTCATCACCGAACCGCGCGCAGTCCACCCCGAGACGCTTCTGCGCCCAGTTCCACTGATCGAACCGGGGCGCCCGGCGCATGGCCGTCTCGACGTCTTCGATACCGAGCAACGCACTGATAGAGGCGGGAGGGAACTGCCCAAGGATCGTGGCCATGACCCACGGATTTGTTCTGCCGTACAGCCGGATCTGTTCCCGAGCATTCTCGATATCCGTACGCTTCGG